CTAGATGTGATAGGAGAGCTTATATCTAATATAGAAGGAGCAAAACAAGTAGTAGATCAAAATAGGCACTACGGAGTTCCTATGAAAGATGCATTGAATACGTTTATGAAAAGAGTAACAACAATAGGACAATAAGTAAATATGAGTAGTAGAGAAATATACGATGCAATGAACGGAATCAATAGAACTAAATCCGATAAATACGAGTTTGTTACACATCCTGCACATTATGGAGGAAAAGATAATCCATACGAAACAATAAACGTTATAGAAGCATGGGAACTAGGTTTTAATTTAGGGAACACAGTCAAGTATATCTCAAGAGCGGGAAAAAAAGATAGTATAGTACAAGAGTTAGAAAAAGCTCTATGGTACTTGAAAAGAGAGATAAAAAATCAAAAAAGTTATGCCGAAGAAAACACCGAAGATAGTAAAAGAGGTTTGGAACAGTAGCATCCAAGAAGATAGAGCAAAGAATAAACACATATCATATTCACAGCTATCGATTTTCGCCACTTGTCAAAAGCAGTGGGCAGATAGGTACATAAAAGGATTAGCTCCTTACACACCTAGTATACATACAGTATTTGGCTCCGCCTTTCATGAGACAATGCAAAGCTGGTTAGAAACCCTCTACCACGGTAAGGTCAAAGACGCTAACGAGATGGATGTAGATTCTTTATTATACGAAAATATGATAAAAGAGTACCAATCTAGTAAGAAACAGAATGGTGGTGAACATTTATCGACATTAGAAGAACTGCAAATGTTCTGGTTAGACGGTAAGCATATTTTTGAATTCCTTAAGAAAAAAAGAAGAGCGTACTTTACTACTAAGGGAGTATATTTAGCAGGTATAGAGACGTTACTATACCAGGAGTTACGGCCAGGAGTGATGTTCAAAGGGTTTATAGATTTAGTATTCTATGATGAGAGAGTAGACGAATGGACAATCGTAGACATTAAAACATCTACATCAGGATGGAATAAATGGGCTAAAGCAGACGATAAGAAAAAAGCGCAACTGTTACTCTATAAAGAGTTTTTCTCAAAGCAATTTAATATTCCGTTAGATAAAATAAAAGTGGAATACTTTATAGTTAAGAGAAGAGTCCCTAAAGATGCAGAATTTGCAGCAATGCAAAAGAGAGTGCAAGAATTTAGACCAACAGACGGACCTCGAAAGATGAAAGAAGCAGTAGGTTTAATGGAAAACTTTGTTAGTCAAGCTGTAGATATGGACGGTAACTACATAGATAAGCAGTACCCGACAAATCCATCTAAGAATGCATGTAGGTTCTGCCCAATTAAAGAATTAAGGCTATGTCCGGATGCTATTTTTTAAAAAGGTATATATTTATATATAAGTAAAATAATAAAGTTATGAGAAATAAAGATAAAAAGCTAACATCTGTTAGACTAGATCCAAAACTATACGAAGACTTCCAAATGCAATGCTTAAGAGATAAATTCTCTTTCCAAAAACTTGCATCCCGTGCTATTTTTCTATATCTTACAGATAAGGAATTTAAGAACAAAGTACAGAAAAACTAATAAACAACTAAACACACTATATGAAAGACAAGTTTCGTTACCTGGAACAAAAGGACCGTAAGAAGATCTTACTACTCTGTGATGATATCCGTATGCATAGCGGTATTGCAACAATGGCAAAAGAAATAGTACAAGGAACTGCTCAACATTTTAATTGGGTTAATTTAGGAGCAGCGATGAAGCATCCTGAAGCTGGTAAATTGTTAGATATATCTGAACAAATAAATAAAGAGACAGGATTAACTGATTCTTCTGTTAAGTTGATACCGTCATCCGGATACGGAGACCCTGAGACAATCAGAAAATTATTAGCATTAGAAAAACCAGACGCTATCTTTATCTTTACAGACCCTAGGTACTGGACATGGTTGTTTGAAATGGAAAGAGAGATTAGATCAAAAATACCAATATTCTGGTTAAACATTTGGGATAACTATCCAGCACCGCTCTACAATAAACCCTACTATAACTCAGTAGACGTATTGATGGCAATATCGAAACAAACTAAGAACATTAACGAGATAGTATTAGGAAAGGATGCAGAAGATAAGATAATAGAGTATGTTCCTCACGGCATAAACGAAAATGTATTCTTCCCCATAACCAAAACTCACTCACAACATAAAGACTTACAGAACTTCAAAAAAGATTTACTTAAATCAGAAGATATAGAATTTGTAGTACTTTATAACTCCAGAAACATACGACGCAAAAGCACATCGGATACAATACTCGCTTACCGAATGTTCTGTGATAAAATAGGTAAAGAGAAGGCTAAGAAATGTGCATTTATACTACATACAGACCCGGTAGATAAAAACGGTACAGACCTGAGAGCAGTTAGAGAAGCCATATGCGACCCAGAATACGTAAAGGTACTCTTCTCAAGTAATAAGATACCAGCAGACCACTTAAACCTACTCTATAATATAGCAGACGTAACAATGCTACTCTCATCTAATGAAGGATGGGGATTAGCATTAACAGAGTCGTTAAGTACTGGGACAATGATCATCCCTAATGTAACTGGTGGAATGCAAGATCAATGCAGGTTTGAAAAAGACGGCAAGTGGATTGAGTTTGATAAAGACTTCCCTTCCAATCATAGAGGAACAGTTAAAGATTGCGGAGACTGGGCAGTGCCTGTATTTCCTTCGAACATATCACTTGTAGGTTCTATACCAACCCCTTATATATTCGACGACAAATGTGACCCGGAAGATGCTGCAAACGCTTTAGTAAAAGTATTCGAAATGGGACCAGAACAGAGAGCTGCCAACGGACTGAAAGGTCACGAATGGATAACAGGAGATGAAGCTAGGATGACAGCAAGGAAGATGTCCCAAAATGTAATAGAAATAATAGATAAAGGGTTTAACTCCTTTGTACCGAGACCTTCTTACAATTTTTATAAAATAGAAGATAGACCAGTAAAGAATATATCACATAAACTAACAGGATATTAGAATGAATATAGAAAGTAAAACAACAGTACTTATAACCTCACCGGTTGATACATACTCTGGATACGGAGCCCGTAGTAGAGACTTTATTAGAGCAGTTATTGATGCTAAACCCGAATGGGATGTAAAATTATTAGCACAACGCTGGGGGAATACTAGATGGGGATACTTAGAAGCACACGACATGACAGACCTTACTAGTAGGATAGTAACACAAATAACCCAACAACCTGATATATGTATTCAAATTAGTGTACCCAATGAATTTAGAAAAGTAGGGAAGTACAATATAGGAGTAACTGCAGGAATGGAAACAACCTTATGCGATCCTAGTTGGATAAAAGGAGCTAATAATGTCGACCTACTACTAGTATCATCAGAACACAGCAAAGAGACTTTTCTTAGAAGTAAATTCGATGTTAAAGATAACAAGACAGGTAACATTAGAGAGAAGATAGAATTGACTACAAAAGTAGAAGTACTATTTGAAGGAGCAGACGTAACTAAATACTTTCCTGCAAAAGGTTCCGGTAACTCAACGAACCTAGAACAGACACTAAGCAGTATACCTGAAGCATTCTGTTTCTTCACGACAGGACATTGGATGCAAGGAGATTTAGGAGAGGATAGAAAAAATCTAGGATTTACTATAAAATCTTTTTTAGAAACATTTAAAAATAAAAAAGATGCACCTGCATTAGTAATGAAATGCCACATTACTGGAACCTCCATTATGAGTAGAGAGATGATATTAGATAAAATTGACCAAGTACGAAAGACAGTTAGGGGTAAGCTTCCTAACATATACCTACTACACGGAGAGATTTCTGACTCTGAAATGAATATACTGTATAATCACCCGAAAATTAAAGCATTTGTATCGCTGACTAAAGGAGAAGGGTTTGGAAGACCTTTCTTAGAATTCAGCTTAGTAAATAAACCTATTATAGCCTCAGCTTGGTCAGGACAAACAGATTTCTTAGATAAAGATTTAGTACGGTACGTTAGAGGAGACTTAAGAAATGTACATACCTCTGCTGTAGTGAAGAATATGATACTGAAAGAGAGTCAATGGTTTACCCCAGACTCAGCAGATGTAGGGCAAGCTTATAGAGATGTGTATAAAAACTATAAGCAATGGGCAGTTAAAGCTAAGAAACAAGGGCATAAGAGTAGAACTAAGTTTAGCTACGAAGCTATGACAGAGACATTAAAAACCATACTAGATACAATACCCACAATGCCTAAACAAGTACAATTACAATTACCAAAATTACAATTACCAAAATTAAAAAAGATATAAATGGAAAACACAGATAGGTTAACAGAATGTAAAAGATGTCAAGGTAACGCTTGCTATGAACAGAAAATTAGTGCTGACATTACAACATGGCTCTGTTGGGGGTGTGGGTTTACAACAAGTACGTTAATGACAAAAGATAGCGAGATAATTAAACAAGCAATAGAAACATCTCCAGAACTATATAAAGATTTAATGTTTGAAGATGCAGAAAAACATAACTGGCTCCCCTCCACTATAACCCTT